GCCTACTGCATGGAAAACGGCCTGATGAGCGGGGACAAGGAAGGCACCTTCCGGCCCCAGGCGGAGATCACCCGCCAGGAGGTGGCCCAGGTGGCTATGAATCTGCACGAGAAGCTGAAAGAAAAAACTGCATAAAAATCCAACTCCCGGCTATAGAAAAGCCGGGAGCTTTTTGAAAGGAGGCTTTTGAAAATGCCGGGAAATATTTTGGCAGTAGACACGGGGTTCCCCGAGCTGAATCAGGGAAGCCCGGAGGAAAAAATATCCGCCCTGGCCGGGTATGTGTACCAGCTGCTGGAGCAGCTGCGGTACACGCTGAACAACCTGGGGCAGGACAATTTCAACGATACGGAGTTAAAAGGGCTGGAGAAGCTTTTTACCGGGCCCCTGACGGTGCGGGTGGAGGAAACGGAAAAGGGCATGGCGAAGCTGGAGATCACCGCCGAAGGCATTACGGCAACGGTGCAGAACCTGCGGGGAGATCTCTCCAGTATCCGGCAAACGGTGGAGGGACTTCAAATCTGTACAAAAACCGAGGACGATGTGGGAATATCGGCGCTTTCCGGAATGTCCCTTTATTTTTTAGATGAGACGGGCGATAACATCATCGGCCGTGTCAATATGGATAACAACGGCAGCGGCGTGGACGAATCCACCGTGCGAATGTTTGTGGGCACCGGAACGGACTATGCCGGCCGCCCTTATTCCCTGAAGCTGGAATCAGCGGGGAATACCAGCTATGAGGGGAAAAAGAGCGTGTTCATCAAGGCAACGGAGGGAAGCGTCAATATCAATGGGCAAAACTTTGTCCGACTCAGCGCAGGAACAGGAAATAACAAATTTGAAGTCAAGTCCGATAGAGTTCTTTTTCGAGACCAAGCGCTTGTTACAGCTGATGAGGTGAAAAGCATAATCGACGCCAGACTGAAGGCCCACAGGTTGATTTCTTAGCAGAACAGAACATACGGAGAAAGGAGGGGTCGCATGGAAAGCGGAAAACTGTCTGTGCGGCAATCGGTAAAATGAGCGGACTTCCTGAAATGCGCTACAAGGACGGAATCAAAAAAACCACCCAGGTGAAGGTGAAGGGCTATGACCACAACCCCGGGGCCGGGGACGGCGCCCTGTGGGATATGAAAAACATGACGGGGGACAAGTTTCCCCTGCTCAGCACTCGAAGAAAGCGGCTGCTGCTGCGCTGCCTGGAGGAGCCCCATGGGCTCTATGCTCACGATGGCCTTTTCTGGGTAGACGGCATGGGCTTTTTCGCGAACGGAGAACAAAAAGGCACGGTGGAGGCCGGAAAAAAGGAATTTGTCTCTCTGGGGAAATATCTGCTGATCTTCCCCGACAAGGCCTATTACCGCACGGATACCGGAGAATTTGGAGCTCTGGAGGCGGAATGGACGGGAACGGTGACCATCACAAGCGGCACCTATGGCGGAAAACCCGCGGCGGCCAATACCATTAAAACAACGGGAAAGCCCTTTCCCTTTGCGGTCAACGAAGCGGTGAAGATTACGGGCTGTACCCTTTCGGAAAATGATAAGACCCCCATTATTCGGGAGCTTTCAGAAAGCAAAAAAGAGCTGCGGTTTTATGAAAATACCTTTGCTCAAAAATCCTGGACGGGGCAGGTGACCCTCAAGCGGGAGGTGCCGGACCTGGATTTTCTGTGCGAGAACGAAAACCGGGTGTGGGGCTGCAAGGGAGATACCATCTATGCCTCCTATTTGGGGAATCCCTTTATCTGGAACAATTTTGACGGCCTTGCCACTGACAGCTTTGCCGTTGAGGTAGGCAGCGCGGGAAATTTTACGGCGGCCTGCTCCTTTATGGGATACCCCATGTTTTTCAAGGAGGATCACATTTACAAGGTGTACGGCAGCAAGCCCAGCAATTTTCAGGTGATGGGCAGCGCCAGGCTGGGCGTAAAGGCCGGGGCGGAAAAAAGCCTGGCCGTGGCGGGAGAGAGGCTGTTTTATCTTTCCCGCTCCGGTATCGCGGCCTGCTCCGGCGGCATGCCGGAGGATATTTCCCACGCCTTCGGGGAAGCGGTCTATCAAAACGCGGCAGGGGGCTCCGACGGCGGAAAGTATTATGTTTCCATGAAGGAGCGGGAAACGGGCGCATGGCACCTTTTCGTGTTCGACACCCGTACAGGCCTGTGGCACAGGGAGGACAGCACAGAGGTTCTGGATTTTGCCTGGGACAACGGCGGGCTGGTGTGCCTGGACCGCGGCGGAAGCATGTGGCTTTGCAACCCTGGCGGAACAGAGGAGCAGGGGGAAGAGGAGGCGCAGCTGCAAAGCTTCGCGGAATTCGGAGATTTTATCGAGAACAGCTCAGATGAAAAGGGGCTTTCCAAGATCCAGCTTCGGGTGGAGCTGGAGCCGGGGGCCACTCTCGGGATCAAGCTGAAGTTTGACAGCGAGGACGCTTGGCAGACGGTTTCTGTATTGCAGGCGGCCCCGAAAAAGCGAAGCTTTCTCCTTCCGGTGATCCCCCGCCGGTGTGACCACTGGCGGCTGCGCCTGGAGGGCACGGGAGGCTGGACGCTGTATTCCCTGAGCCGGGAATATTACGCGGGGTCGGATTTAGGAGCCGCAATTTAGGCGTTAAAGGGAAGGGCTGTTAGCTGCCCTTCTCACAAGAATCAATCACATGACAACAAGAAAGGAGCTTCATTGTGGCAAATAAAAGCAGATTGCAGCTGTGGCAGGACAGGCTTCTGAAAAACGAAAACGCCTGCCAAAGCGCGCTGGACGCCATGGACGCAAGGCAGGAGATCTATCTGGGGAGCAGCCGGTTGATCTCCCGGGTGAAGGGAGACAGAAAAACAAAGGCCGCCCATGTGAGAAACCTGACGGCGGAGCTGATCGAAGCCCAGGTGAACTCCTCCATTCCCCAGCCGAAGGTAACGGCAAAGCGGAAGGAGGACGAGGGGAAGGCGCGGCTCATTGAGGATATGCTCCGAAATGAGCTGGACAGGCTTCCCTTTGAGCAGTTGAACGATATGATGGAACGCACCGTGCCCATTCAGGGCGGCGCCTGTTTCCTGGTGGAGTGGGACAACCGCAAAAGAACCCACACCACCGTGGGAGAGCTGGCGGTCACGGCGGTGCACCCGAAGCAGCTGATCCCCCAGGAGGGCGTGACCACCGGCATACAGGACATGGATTATGTGATCCTGAAGCTGCCCCAAACGAAGGAAAGCCTTCGCAAGCGGTACGGTGTGACCCTGGAGGAGCTGGAGCAGGAAGAGGAGGACGGCAAGGGAACCGATACGGTAACGCAGTATACCGCCTATTACAAAAATGATTCCGGCGGCATCGGTCTGTATTCCTGGGTGAACGATACCGAGCTGGAGGACCTGCCGGATTACCAGGCAAGGCGGATCAAACGCTGCAAGGACTGCGGCGCCCCAAAGCCGGAGGGCGGCGAAAAGCAGCCCTGCCCCAAATGCGGGTGTAAGGAGTGGGAGGACTCGGAGGAGGAGTTTGAAGAGCTGTGGGACCCCATCGCCCGGTCAGACGGCTCCACGATCCCCGGGGTGTTTGCCCAGGAGCAGGAGGACGGCCTGGGGGGCGTTGTCACAACGGCGGGGCCCACCCGGATCCCCTATTACAAGCCGGATATTTTCCCGGTGATCCTGCAAAAGAATGTTTCCGTGTACGGCCAGCTTTTAGGCGATTCCGATGTGGATAAGATCGCCGACCAGCAGAACACCGCCAACCGCATCGAGACGAAGATCATTGAAAAGCTGGTAAAATCCGGCAGCTATCTGGTATTGCCGGACGACGCCTCTCTCCGTGCCGACGCGGAGGACATGAAGGTGATCCGACCCGGCACGCCCGCGGCGGCCCAGATGATCAGCGTGAAGGACATGGAGGGGAATATTTCCCAGGATATGGCCTATCTGGCTCAGGTGTACGAGGAGGCCCGGCAGGTCATCGGCATTACAGATTCCTTCCAGGGCAGAAGGGACACCACCGCCACCTCCGGCAGGGCCAAGGAATTTTCCGCCAATCAGGCGGCGGGGCGGCTGGAAAGCAAACGGGTGATGAAAGACGCCGCCTATGCCCAGCTGTTTGAGGCCATGTTCAAATTCAAGCTGGCCTATGCGGACGAAAAGCGCCCGGTGATTTCCCGGGATATGGACGGCAATCCCCTGTACGAGGAATTCAACCGTTACGATTTTCTGGAGCAGGACGCCGCCGGGGAATGGTACTGGAACGATGGCTTTCTGTTTTCCTGCGATACCACCGCCCCTCTGGCGAACAACCGGGAGGCCATGTGGCAGGAAACCAGGCAGAACCTGCAAAGCGGGGCCTTCGGCAACCCCGCGGAGCTGAACACACTGCTTCTGTTTTGGGGGAAGATGGAGCTGCTGCATTATCCCGGCGCGGGAGAAACCAGGCGGTATCTGGAACGCAGACAGGCGGAGGAGGCTCAGCAGGCGCAAGCCCAGCAGGCCCAGCAAGCGCAAATGGCCCAGATGGCGGAAATGGCCCAAACAGCGGAAATGCCGCCGCAGGCACAGGGGCAGCCGGAGCTTCCCCCGGAAGCGGCGGGAAATGGAATGCCGGTCATGTAAGGCGAAGAAAAACGGGCAGGAGAGTCCCCTGACCGAACGATTCAGAATCTTAGAGACTATCCCGAAATAAAACGTGCATGGATTATTTTGGGATAGGCTCTTAATCTTATTAACAACAAAGGAGAAAAAATTATGCCTACCTATACTTATGACGATTTTTTGAAAGCAACAGAAAAGCAGGGCTGGGGCCTGGGGAATGGATTTTCCGAGGCAGACTGGAAGCTGGCCCAGGAAAACCCGGACGCGGGCATGAGCATTTTGCAGTCAAAGATAGATTACAACGCGGCGACAACCGAGGAGGAGAGAATCAGGGCCAACCAGAGCGCAGAGCGGACGAGAAGCCTATACGGCGGCTATACGGAAGGCAGGTCGGGAAATCAGTATCACCTGGACGATCCCTCTCCGAGAAGCTTTCAAATGCAGGAGGAAAAGCCCACCTTTTCCTATAACCTGGAAACAGACCCGGTATATCAGGCGTACCAGAAGCAGTATCTGCGGGAGG